GTTTAGAATACCAGGTGTAACTAACAATCAACCTGGTGGTATTATGTCTAGTGGACCAAATATAATGAGAGCTAGTCTTATAAGTGGTGCTAACGCTAATCCAGTTATGACTGGAGCTACGAATTACGTTGCTAATGCTCCAGCAGCAGTTAAGACTGATATTCCTATTTTTACGAATACGATTCCAACTTCGCTTCAACCTGGGGTTGGTAACATACTTGGAACAGGCAAAAAGTTTGAAGGAACTACTAAGGCAGGTGTTGAAGGAGAAGGAGATCCAAAAAGTAATTTAGAAAAGTTAAAACAAGCCGCACTAAAAACTAAAAAAGTAGAAGAAGGAAGTAAAGTTGTTGATGATCTTAATCCAGTTACTGGCAAGACTTCTCAAAAAACAACAACAGAAACAGTTGATGACGGTGAAACGATTGATTCTGACATGGTGACACCAGACTTTGGTCAGCCCGTAAAGCAAGCTGGAACAGAAAATAATACACTAGAATCTAATATAAATATATTAAGTGGTTTTCAAAGCAAACAGAAACAATTATCTGATAAGACGGCAACTGCAATAGCAAATGTATCTGCTGGTCTTGCAAGTGCAGAGGACATAAAACTTGGTGGCAAAACTTTTAAAGAAAACGCAGAAGCACTTGTAGCAAAAATGAATCAAGAAGGAAAAGAACCTACTCTTGCAGACATACAAGACGATGCAATAAAATTATTAGGGTTTGATCCTAACGAATTAGAAGGTGAGTTTGAAGAAGATCGAAAGGCATCTATCTTTTTAAATATGATGAAAGCTGGTCTTGCAATCGCGGCTGGTGAAAGTCCAAACGCCATATCAAATATAGCAAAAGGTTTTGCAGTCGGACTGCAAGGCTACGGACAAGATGTCAATAGACTTAGCAACCAGTTGAGAGAAGACAGAAGAGAAGCAAGATCGACTATGTATAATCTATTGAAAGATGCAAAGTCAGAAGCTCTTGCAAAAAGAACATTAGAACTTCAAAAGATGGAAGGCATTGTAAACTTAAACAGAACACTTGTGGGTGATGCAAGGAAAAAAGCGTTGGATAAGTTCAATACCACAATGACTGCACTTAAATGGAATCAAAGTGTGTTATCTGCCGCTGCCGACTTACAGTTTAAAGAAAAGCAACTTGCCGTTACGCAAGACAATGTTAACAAAACTTACAGATTAGGTCTTACAAAAGCAGAGCCAGAAGTAATCCAATTTCTTAAGATGCAAGGAGAAATAAAATTAAAAGATCCTAGTAAACAAGAGATACCTTTTGGAGAATCAGGGTATATAGAACAATATGATATTACTGAAAAAGCACAGAACACTATGGATCAATATCTTAATGAACTAAAAAGTGGCACAAGTAAAGGACTACAACAAGGTAGTGAATTTAACCAAACACGAAAGAATTTTGCAACAACGGGTACTGTAGGATCTGTTCTTAAACCAACTGGCTACGATCAATTAGATGCAGATGTTAAGAAGCAGTTTGGTATAGAGGCATACGCTTTACAAGAACAATTAAAGAAAAACGCTAATGATAGTTATGCACAATTTAATGATACTCTTGCATTTGTAAGAAGGTTAAAAGATAGAATACCAGGTATAGCGATTAGCATGGATGCCATACCAGAAGATGTTTTAACTATACTTCAAAGAAAAGACAAACAAGGAAGCACATTAATAAGCAAGTATAACTCAGAAGGTTTGATAGGATAATCAATGCCTAATTATATAGTAGATGGAAAGTCCTATTTTTTTGTAGATGAACTTTCCGAAGAGGAAGCAGCAGAGCGTGTAAGAAAATTTTTTGGTTCTTCTGGTACTAAGGCTGAAGCAGAAGAAGGAACAAGCGATTATCTTAATCCAGAGGACGAAGGAACTTTACAAGAGATAGCAGAGGGCGTTGGCTCTGGTTTACTTGCCATACCACAAGGTATAGCAGAAACTGTTACAACTGTTATTGATCTTGGTGCAGGCACTAATTATACGGATGCCGTGACTCGTGGATTTAACAAAATGAGAGATGATCTTGGCATTGATCCAGCAGGTGCCGCTGGTAAAATAACAGAGGGTCTTGTTCAGTTTGGTGTTCCAGGTATGGGAGCAGCCGTTGCCGTATCAAAGTTTAGTAAACTCGGTAAGTTGGCACGAGGCACAGACAAGATGAGAGCCGATCCAGGTTCTTTAAAAACAATGAAAATTACAAAGCAACCTTTAGAAATGAAAGGCTTGTCCAAGAGTCAAAAATTAGGATTGGCAGCACAACAGTTCGCGGCTGCTGGAGCAGTGGATGCTGTTGTAGCAACAGATGGAACACAATCATTAGGAGATTTTTTCGAAGGTGGTTACGGACCATTCTTTGCGACCACAGATTTATTAGGACTAGAAGGTAGAGAAAAAGCTGCTGCTAGAATGTATAATAAAATAGTTGCACATGGTATTACTGGTTCTATTCTCGCAGGTGTTTTACCTCCAGTTATTGGTGCAGGCTTTAATGCTTCTGCTAAGATTGGTGCAGCTACATCAAGAGAAGTGGGTCTTGCAGTCCCAGGTTCTGTTATCGGTGCAGGTGTAGCAGCTTTTGATGAGGCGGCACAAGGAAAAGATCTAGAAGATTTTGACTTTGGAAAGGTTGCAACTGGTGCAGCATATGGTGCTGGAATAGGTGCAGGTGCTGGGGTAAGCTCAAGAGTTTTAAAAGGTGCTTCAAAGAAAGCAGCCGAAGCCATAGGAAGACAAGAAGATAAATTTTTAAGAGGTGAGTTCTCAGACCCAGGCAAAATAAACACATTAAACAGAGCTGTGACAAGAGCATTGTCTGCCTTTAGATATAGATCTTTTTTACCAGGTGATGTAGCTAGAATGAAATCTCTTGTTAATCCAGCCATTGAGGGTGATATTAAAAAAGCAGAAAAAGCATTAGAAGCTGTTGATAAACAGATAGAAAGAACTTTAAAATCACCAGAGTTTGCAGAGTATAGAAGGTTACCAGACTTCACAAAACAAAAACTAATTAACAATTTTATGGATGTTCTTGAAGGCGCTGGAGATGATCTCGTTGAGTTACCTAAACCATTGCTTGATAGTTTCATTGCCGCTAAAAAAATTATTGATGACTTATCAGAAAGAGTTATAGAAACAGGTGCTGCCAAAAGTTTACCAGAAACATCTGTAAGTGGTTTGATGTCCAAGCAACAATTCAAAGAACAAGTCAAACAAAATATAAGTAACGGTGGATATCTATCAAGACAATATCAAATATTTAATGATGACAACTTTAAGTTATCAAAAGAAATGAGAGACGAGTTGGTAGATCAGATTGTTGATGGTAGAGGTGTGGACATAAAACATGTTCAGAAGTTTTTAGCAGGTGATGCAGAAAACTTAAGAATAGATAATGATTTTGTCACAAGATTTAGAGAAGGGTTGAGAACAAGAGATCCAGCTAGAGCTAGAATTAGTAGAGATCAAGCCGAAAGATACATAGATAATGTTACAAAATATTACAAAAGTATGAAATATTCTACTGGAGGCACAGCATACTCTGCTCGAACTGTCCCAGTTGTAAGACTTAATCCAGCCGTTCTTAATAAATCTAAAGTAGACAACGAAGTTATCAGAACCATACTCGGTGAAGTAAGAAATCCAAAAGAATCGTACATGCACACAGTAGGAGAACTATCTAACTTTATTGCGTCAGATGCTTTTTATTCTAATTTTAAAAGAGTTGCAGACGATATAATTTCTAAAACAAGTCCAGACGAAGTGCCTTTGTTTGTTAATACAAATGATCTTATTAGAGTTCGTATTAACGAAATAAATGCAGAGAGAACTCAAGGTGCTCTTCAACAAGGAGGCATTCCACCAGAACCTATTACTCGATTAGATGAATTAGGAAGAGAGGCTGCAGAAAGAGAACTAAAAAATATTCTAGAAACTGTTCAAGCCAGTGGTGGTAAAATGGAATATATCTTTTTAGGAAGAGATGCTCTGTCTGGGTTTGATCCAGAAGGCTTCGCTGCAAGAAGTATATTCGGTGAGATGTATGGATATGCTATGCCAAAGCCTATGTATGAAGCCATGAGTAACGTCATCAATGAAAGAACAAGTGTCATGGGTGATGTGTTCAGAGCTTTATATTATCCTATGGTAAAGCTAAAAGGTCTTTCTCAATATGTAAAAACTATTCTATCTCCGATTACACAAGTTAGAAACGTAACATCTGCTTCTTTGTTTGCACTGGCACAAGGCAATGTGGGTAAGAACGCTAGTCTTTTTGAATCTGTGGATTTAGTTCTTAGAGATTTAATTGACAGAGAGTTGAAGTTGAAAGGTAATGGTAAAATCAAAAAGTTTGCAGATGACCGCTTTGATTTTAGTTTAAATGATGAAGTCCTTGACTTTTTGGTAGATTTACAAAACAGAGGAGTTATCGGTAGTTCTGCTCAACTTAGAGAAATACAAGCAAACCTACGACAAGGACTGGGATACAGAGGTCCAAATGATGTAACTGATATAAGAGCAGATAGAAGAGCGTCAAATGCAGAGGACGTTGTAGTATCTGATTTTGAAATAGCGAGAGGTGCTTCAAGGAACGCGGCTACCGAAGATGCTTTGAGAAGACAAGGTGGCAAGTTAGAATTTCCAGATCCAACTGGATTAAAAGGCATGGGTAAGTCTGCATTGAAAGGCTCTATGAATTTAGGAAGACGTTTTCTTGATACAACAGAAGGACTGTATAAAGGTGGTGATGACGTTTGGAAAATATATAATTATGCTTTTGAACTACAAAAATTAAGAAACGCTAAAGCAAAAATAGGAACTGACTTTGCAGACAACGCTTCACAAAGAAGAATACAACTTGCCGCTTTTGGTAGACACATAAATAAAAGAGTTGGCGAAGGTCTTGACGAAGCGATGAAAAGAGCAGCCGCCGACACAGTTCGTAATACAGTTCCAAACTATGAACTTGTACCAGAGTTTATCAAAGGATTAAGAGGTGTGCCTCTTGGAAACTTTATAGCGTTCCCAGCAGAGATATTGAGAACTGGTTTCAATACACTTGATGTTGCCGCCAAAGAGTTAGAGAGTCCAATACAATCTATCAGAGAAATAGGTATGAAAAGACTTATGGGTGGTGTAACTGCTTTTGGATTAGTGGGACCTGGCTTACAAAAAATGGCACAGACTTTGACAGATACAAGTGACGAAGAGATAGAATCTGCTAATAGACTTGCAGCATCTTGGCAAAGAAATTCACAACTAATACCAGTGGGTAAAGACGATCAAGGTAACTTTGAGTATATTGATTTTAGTCACACAAATCCATACGACTTACTATCAAGAGGATTTAGAACTGTTTTAAATTCTTACAAAGAAGCAGATGCACAGAGCACTGACTTTAAAGGAACAGTCAGAAAAGTTATGTTTGATGGATTAAGTGAGTACGTCACTCCTTTCATGGATTATTCTATGGTATTTTCTGCATTACAAGATGTATTACCCACACCAATGGGTGGTCGTGGAGGAAGAACAAGATCTGGTGCAAAAGTATACAGGCCTCAAGATGCTACAGGCGTGGCAGTAGAAAAATCTTTACTTCATCTAATAAATACAATCGTACCAGGTGGCGTACCAATAAGAATACCAGTGGGTGCAGATCTTGGTATTGCTGGAGGTAATTTCCAACCAGTTAAAGGAATAGAAAAATCTAGATTTTTAAGAGGTGTGTTCTCTCAAGAAGGAGAGGTGGAGCCAAGCACTGGTAAAACTTACAAACAAGGATCAGAATTATTTAGAGCGTTCACTGGTTTGAATACTCAAACATTAGATCTAAAAAGACTTGCAGAGTTCAGATCGCAAGAGTTTAAACAAAAAAGATCTGGTACTGCTACATTATTTAACGAAGTATTAAGACTTGAAGATGCCTCACCAGAACAAGTCTTAGAAGCATTTAGTAGAGCAGATGACGCTAGACTCAAAGTTTTTAGAGAGTATGCTTTAGCAGTAGATGATTTACAAAATTTAGGGTTATCTTTGCCAGAAGTTAGAAAAATTATGAAGGACGCTCAACTTGGTAACGAAGAGATAAATTCTATCCTTACAGATAGATATGTACCATTCAAGCCAAGCCAAGAAAAAATACTTGAAGCTCGAAAGAAGAAAAATATTTTTGTCCCAAGAGGCGAGATAAATATAATGAGAGCTATGAGAAGAGGAATATCTTTAAGAAAAGAAGAGAAGCCAGAGACTCCAGATCCAGTCTCTAGTTTGTTTGGCATAGGCAATCAGTTACCAACAGATCTTCCTAATGTTGCACCCACAAATGTAGCAGAGACAGAAGAGACACAACCTTCTTTTGAAAACATAACACAGACGGCAAGCATACAACCTGGTGCTGGAACAAGAACAAATCCTTCTTTTCTTGGTGGAGACCCAGATAGTATTCTTAAAAATTTAGACATAGCTAGGAGAACTGGATGAGGCTATCACCACATTTCACTTTAAGTGAATTTACAAAATCACAAACAGCAGAACGAAAAGGTATCGATAATACACCAGAGCCAATACATATTAAGTGTATGGAAACGCTTTGTTTAAATGTATTAGAACCTATCCGCGAACACTTTGGTAAACCCATGACAATAAACTCTGGCTATCGCAGTATTGATTTGTGTGAAGCGATTGGATCAAAAGCAACCAGTCAACATGCAAAAGGAGAAGCGGCAGACATAGAAATAGCAGGCATAAGCAATGCAGACCTTGCTGTGTTTATCAAAGATAATCTTTCTTTCGATCAACTTATTCTAGAATGTTACGATCAAACAAAAGGTCCCAGCTCTGGTTGGGTACATGTATCTTTTGTAGGTCAAGCAGAAAACAGATTAGATGTGTTAACTTACGATAGGTCAAACGGATATAGGAAGGGTTTGATTTTCTAACAAATGTCCACGTTAGTTGTGAATCTACCCTCGATAGATGTATGGGTACGAAAAGAATATTTAAGAGATGGCGAAGATGGACATGGTGAGTTTGTCAAAGGCATTTGGGTTACTGCGAAATCTATTCCAGGCAGAGCTTTCTATTTTGAAACTTACCTTCCAGACTATGGTGCTCTTTATGATAAACTACCTATTAGTGCTTTTACTGTTGAACCACAAACCCCGACTCCAGATATGGATCTTTATAATCTCCAGTTTTGGAATTGCATGGACTATGGCGTGGTGGCAATCAGTAAACAATTTATAGGCTCGATGGATTTTGAAGTATACACAAGAGATCATGGCATACTCAAAGGATCGTATGTTTGCACTCTTGATAATTATCACGAGAGTGTAGATAACATTGATTATTCAACAAGTGAAAAACCAGCAGAACATAAGTCACACAATATTATAGAATTAGAGAATGGACAATTTTGTTTGTATCCAAACAATAGAATGAGAGTGTACGACAACTCTCTCACACCAGACGAACCATTACAACCAGACTTCAAAGTTAGTACAGAAATATATCAAGTAGAGAATGGACAAAAGTTTAGACTCGGAGATACAGATGAGTATTTTTGGAAAGCAAAAGGTGAATGATTGAGTTCTTATTAGTATTTATGATAGACGAAAAAGTCATAGATAGAACACAAAGATTTAAAAGTGTAGACAGATGTTTGTATTTTGCCGAAAAATTAACGGCCCAACCAAATGTTCCTAACGAAGACGGAAAACCTGGCAAAATCATAGCATATTGCAAACCTGTAAGAAAAAATTAAGCTCTCAGATCGCCACACAGTGGCGAAACGACACCACTGTGTGTGATCTTACGCTACGTTATGCTCTTCTAGTGTACGCTTGTGTGATAGCCATTTCAAGCCATTTAGCTAATTTGACCCCAATTTTCTTTTATCTCAGCGTCAACTTCAAAAGGTATCTTAAGTTCTGGTATACAATTACACATAATGTCTTTAATTTGCTCCACCTGCTTGTCGTTTTCTATATTAAAACACAATTCATCATGCACAGTTAACATTGGAGATAGTCCAGCTTCGTAACAATCGACCATTGCTTTCTTAGTTTGATCTGCACTCGACCCTTGAATCAATCTATTTAGCGCCTTGTATGTAAAAGCTCTTCTGATTCTACCTTTGCCACCATATTCATCAATAGCCTCTTTCATGGGTAACGCTTTGTTATATGTATACGAGATAGGTTCATACATATTGAATCTACATTTACGACCCAGCCAAGTTCTAATCACGCCACTATCGGCAGCTCTTCTCATGGCTTTATCAGAAACTGATTTTAGAAAAGGAACTTTGTCATTATATTTATCTAATAAACTTGTAGCCTCTTCCATTGACAAATCAAGTATGTTTGCCAACTTGCCTTTACCCATGCCATACATCAAACCAAGATTAACTGTCTTCGCTTGTTTTCTCGGTATACCAGCAATATCTGCTACGATCTGATGAAAGTCAGCCTCTCCTTTTTTATACAAAGCTACAACATCATCTATTTGTGGGTGTCTGTCTATGCCTGTCAGTGTGGCACAATAATGCACAAGCCATCTTGGTTCTTGTGAAGCATAATCAAATGATCCCCATTTACAATCTGCCTCTGGAATAAACAGACCTCTAATTATTTTTTTAATATACGGATCTCTTGCAGGTATTTGTTGCAAATTAGGATTGCTTGAGCTAAATCTACCAGTAACAGTGCCTCCACCATCAGAACGTAAAGGATGAAAGTCACAATGTATACGACCATTATGAGAGTGTTCAAGAATTGTATCGATAAAAGTCGTATTGGCTTTATTGACCTCCCTTATCTTTATAATTTTTTTCGCAATCGGATGGCTGTGATTTGCAAGAAACTGTTTTGTAAAGGCGGGGGCCCTGGACTTCTCTGTGCGAGAGTACGAAAGTCCTACCGCGTCAAAGACCTTTGCTACAGATGTGGCGACCCACGGTTCCAACGCAACCTTTGTTTCCGTGGCTATCTCATCAAGTAGTTTCTTCTCCAAAGTTATCAATTCTTTTTTAACTTGTTCTGCTCTTACGAGATCAACACGAACACCTTCTGTTTTCATATCAAGAAGTAAAGGTGTAAGTCTAGTTTCTAAATCAAATATGTTACTACACTCTTCCTTTGTTATCTGTTGTCGTAATTCATTCCATAATCTCAAAGTTATTGCAGCGTCATGTTCTGCATAAGCACCGACATAACGTGGTGGTAATCTCCACATACCAGACTTTGGATCTACACCAAACTCTTCAGCAGCGCTCTTGAGCATCTTCTCATCTTTGTATGTACTTAAGTAGTCTCCAGCAAGAGAGTTAAGATTATAGTATCTTCTATTCTCATTCAGTAATGGTGCAGCCACCATCGTATCTCTGATCTTACCTTTGACCTCTATGCCCTCTGCTCGAAGCCAACCAAGATCGTATAACGCATTGTGGAACACGAAAGTTTTAGTTGTGTCTTTACATAAATCTGTAAGCCATTGATATATAACTCTTTTCGGCATGTTACCAACTGTATGTGCCACTGGAAAATACCAAGAGCTATCTCCAGCTGCGACTGCTATACCTATGATGTGTCCATCTTTCCTACACCAACCAGGTCCTAACTTCAAAAGATTCTCATCTCTCGTTTCCAAGTCTATGGCTATCGTGTCATACTGCGATAGATCTGGTATAGTTTCTGGTGGAGTCCAATCAGAATCCACATTACCCCATGCTACGTCTTTTATATCTTGTTCAAGTAGATGGTATTGATCACTTGTCATTTTTTTCCTCTGCTCCTAACGCACCGTATCCACAAATATCCACCCATGAATCTTCATGGTCTGGTGTGTTCATAAGTCTAGACATCTTAACAGCAACCATAGCTAAATATACCATAGGCACTGTAACCTTAACCCCAAACAATACACTCCACATTGTAGCAATCCTTTGATGATTAAGTCTAGCATCTCCGTACACTTCTGCCCTTTCGGTGCTAACTAAACCCTCTGCTTTTTTTAATGCTTTATCTCTTTTCATAAATCAAACCCATACCTTCCTGATTTTTCTATTATATGTAATTCTTTCTTTGCTCTTGTCATACCAACATACCATACTCTTCTCTCGGCATCTTGATCTTCACTCTCGACACATGCTTTTGTCGAATCCATAAGTATTGCTACATTATCTGCTTCTCCACCTTTTGCTCTATGTATTGTTGATACACGGATTCTAGGATCTTGCGACAAAATTTTCTCTCCTCGCCTTCTGGTGGATACTATGTATGCAACAACTTGTTCTGATAGTTTCAGAACCTTTTGCCAACCCATAAAATTATGTGCTTTGAATCCACATAAATTTTTCAAATGATCTAAATTATATTCTAAATCATCAACAAGATTACCCATAGCTTTTCTACCAGCCCTTGTTATCAAAGATGGATCTATAAATTTAGCAAAAACTTTTAACAAATTTGGCTCAACTGCTCTGCCTTTTTGTAAGGATATCCATACCTCTATCGCTAACAATATATTAAGAGAAACAGACCAACCCTCGCCCTCTCTCCAAAAGATATAACCTTCTTCTCTAAGTTTGTGACATACTTTATTAGCTATGTAGTTTGTTCTTGTGAGTATCAACCATTCGCCCTCTCGCATATCAACATCAAGGATATCGTTATGCCATGTAACCATGCCCTTCTCTTCAGTTGGAACCCATTCTTTTTTTTCTCTTATTGATATTTGATCTGTAATATTTTCTGCCCATGCGTGAATATGATTTGGTACTCTGTGTGATTTTTCTAGTAATATTTTTTGGTAACTTGCATTTAAAAAATGTTTTACATCTACACCCATCCAAGAGTATATCGCCTGGTCATCATCTCCAGCATAGTATACATGGTTTGAATTAGGGACGAGAACATCCTTGACCATCTTCCATTGTATTGGTGCTAAGTCTTGAGCTTCGTCTATGATAAGCATATGAAAATTAGGAGAAGTACCAGTCTTGATAAATCTTTCTATCATATCGATAAAATCAATCTTGCCTTTTCTTTCCTTAAAGTCTTTATAAGCCTTGTCCAACACCGACAACTGTTGCCAACTCATGTTGTTACTCCAAGACCCTCTATGAAACTCATCTTGTAAATCAACTTGTTTAACACGAGCATACTGAATCAAAGACATATAACTGTCTCCACCAGCACCTATAGAAAACAAAGGTCCCTCTTCCATATTAAGTGTCTGTGTGGTTCTGAAGTCTAACCCAACCAATGCTCCCAACTCGTTGTAGTCACGACCAGACATAACTTCAGCCGTGCTCAAGCCAAGCCAACTAAAAGCAAGTGAGTGCAAAGTTCTAAAATAAATCATGTCTTTTGGATCTAAGTCAAGATCTCTCAAAGCTCTGGTCTTTGCCTCTGTGGCTGCCTTTTTACTAAATGACATGAAGGCAATGTTCCTCGGTGTGACACCACCAATCAAGTGATCCTTAACTAGATCTATTAAATATGTGGTCTTACCTGTACCAGGTGGACCGAATATAGTAGTCTCTTTCAAAACGGAACCTCATCTGTTTCTATCGTTATTGGTTTTATCTCTACCTCTCCACCAAACTCTGGTATCCACCAAACTCTAACGGACTTCCATTTACCTTGTGAGTTCTGAAACTTTTTAACAAGCGAACTGTCTCCGTTGTTTATCTCTTTGAGTCGCTCTTGTACTTGTGCTCTCGTATAGTTATCAAACTTTCTATTTCGTAGAAACTCCATCAAAGAATCTATCTTGAAATAAGTTCTTGCTTCCTCTCCGTCTGTGTATGGTTTACCAAGAACAACCTCTTCAAAACTTTGTGCTTGCACTCTGCCCGTGCAAAACAATTCAAGGTAAGATAGAAACTGTCCCTTGTATGTTAGTTCTTGTGGCACGGCTATCTCATTACAGTTCTCCAGAAGACCATTGACTTGTATCTCCCAATCTCCATCTTTCATCTTTGGTGGCATAAAGTTTAACTGCTCCATACATGCCCTTTGAAATAGTCTTGGTGTCTGTAGTTCTTCTGTTGTAAGTTCTAATCTTCTGCCATCTATATCCAAAAACCAAAGACGAGGCTCTGATAGTATAACTGATAGTCCACTAATCGCAGGCATAGATGTTGTGCCGATGCCATGCTTCAAACCACGACATACACCTTGGTTACAATGTGAGGACATAGGCTCATCTTTACATAGATACTGATATTCTTTTTTCTCTAACTGTGATTGTATTGTAACAATTTCTGCCGCAGGTAATGGTGGTGTAAAATGTTTTACATTCAACTGTTCCAACTGCGACTTCCAATCATTAGGTGTAGACTTCTGTAAAAAAACACCCAACTGAAAAGCAACTTTGTTTCTGCCACCTTCATGCACACCGACAGATAACATAGCACGGAGACACGGAACAAAACCTGGAAATAGATTTGGTTTACCACCGACAGATAGTTCCATAAATTTATTAGGATCACATTTTATCTTGTGTATTCTTTCCACAAACTCTTGAAGAGTTGCTTCTATATACACAGGTCCTTCTTTCCAATATGCAAACCTCAAAGTTTTATGTGCATCAAAGTATGGTAGATTGATGAAGTTGCCCACATCTCCTCGCTCTACCAATACTTGCTCTTGCTTTGGAAATATTTCACAACGTCCATGTCCAAGAGCCGCAGCTATCTCGGCAGCTTTGTCTCTGAAGTCTGCCGCTTCCATCCACTTTGTAAAGAAAAAGAATATATGTGCACCTCCACTTTTACTACGGCACACGATACACGGAACTTTTAATTCATCTAATTTATTTACAAGCTGTTGATGGTCTAGTGGGTATTCATCTATATCAAGAGCACCGAACTTACACTTGTTGTGTTCATTGATAGGTATTGCACCAACACCTTTCTTGCCATCAATATGTCCTTGTAATAATTCTAATGTTAGTGGTTGTCTTACGATAAATGATTTGGCTTTCTGTTTGCCATTCATTCTTTGATTTGAAACTTCCGTCTGACCATGAGCACCACTGAAACCCTCAAACGCAAGTAATAATTCTTCTGTTAAATTCACTCATCTCTCCAAATAGTAAGGAGCCACACACTTGGAGGATACATGTGTGACTCCAGCTTAAACTAAAACGGTACTTCGTCTTCTTCCCTTGATGACATCTCATCAGCAGACGCGGCAGCCATTTTAACTTCCCCCTTGCTTACACTTTGATACATAGTACGAGCTTCTAGCATCATCTTCTCTATCTCTGGTGTAAGTTCACTTACACGATCCAACTTGTAGTTGTACCACGAACCTTGGTCATTCTTCTCCAAGAGAGTAGTTATACTCCAAGCCGTTCCGTAAATCGGCATAGCATTACCAGAAGGTAATCTTATGCTATTCTTTAGTGTATTCCATCTACGAGACACTTTCAACTGTGTCTTTTTCATATCAAGAACACTCGGTGCAAAAGTTCCATCAGCAGATTGAGCTATTACTAAATGTTGATGTGCTCTTACCAACTCGTTACCATTTGGTAACATTTCTATGCTACCTTCACGAGTTGTCATAGCAATATCTTTATCATTAGCAGGTAACTCTCTAACAAAACCACCACCAGATGATCTCAACTGAAACTCCAAAAATTTCTTTTCGAAGAAAGCTGGAACAACAAGAAGACCTTCATCTGCTTTATACACTTCTTGTGTAACAGTATTGAAGATGTCGCCTTGCTCAGCGCCCTTTATATATAAAGGATCGTCCTTCTGTAACTGTGGTGACAATGCTTGAATAATCCTAATGAAAGGAATTTGCATGTCTTCCGTAGTGATATTCTCAAGACCAGCACCAGAGTCAGCTTCTAACATTTTATCTAACTCTGATACCACTACATCTGTGGTCTTTTTCTGTGCAACTTGGTTCATTACTGACCTCCTTTTATCTTAGCACGGTTGCCCTGGTATACACCAAATAGATCAAAGTCTACTTCTTTACCACTTTCAATTCTATTCTTAATCCAGGATTTTAAAGTCTGTGGATGCACATGCTGTTTCTTCTGTGGTGCAAAGCCTTTGCTCTCTAAATCTGCAACCACATCTCCAGCTTGATTATCCTGACCCATACTGAAGCTAACAACAACTTCGTTCTTGATGATATCGCCCTCTCCAACATCTCTTAGATATTGAAAAGCCTCTTGCTTCTTAGTTTCGGGTATTCTAGCAGAAACAAATTTATCAACTGTAACTTTGTTGCCATCTACTTGTAGACTTTCAACACCCATAGTCTGCATGATGGAAGGAATATCTTCCTCATCAACAGATCTTTTCTTCTGCTGTAGGTCTTTCAGTAGTGCTTCGGTATCTTTAATCTGTTTATCTAAATCAATAGATCTACGGATTAGTGACGACAAATCTTTAGTGTCGCCTTCTCTGACTTTATTAAATGCTTGAGGGTCAGCAGCCTCTTGCTCGAATAGTGAATACACATCACTCATCTTTCTCTCCTTCTACGTTAAAGTTTATGCTCTTCAGCGGTTAATCGAAGGTATAGTTTATACTATTACACCTTCTCGTCAACGAGTTTATTAGACTCGTATTCTTTTTCAGTTAAATATGTTATCGTGCCACCAACAGTTCTAAAGTTTTCCTTGGCTAGTTGTTGTAGTTTCTTCCAAGTATCTATTGGTACTGCAATCGATTTCCATTTATCTGTATCCATTTTAGTCTCCTTATCTTATCGGGGTGGCAGTTAACACAATTTGGCGAAATTTATTAACGAAAGGAATACCACCCCAACTCGATTCATCTTTACAAGACATAAGAATCTCAACATAAGTGTTGATTTTTTTATGTTCTTTTTCTTCTACCGCAACTGTGTATAATGTGTCAATCATAAAATCTTATTTTTTCTTATATAATAGTTCGCCCATCATTTTTTGACTGTAGGCAAGGACTTCTGCCCACTGATTTTTTTCTGATGGATTAAGAAAATCATTCTTTGTTAGAGTAATTGACTTCGTTGTTGTGAAAGACTCTACGGGAAAGAACAATACTTTCTCTTCTGATAAAGATGCGAGTGCTATTATATCACAATCTTTTCTTGTGTAGCATCTTCTATCGCTACCCTTACAGATAAGAAAAGAAAACTTTCCGTCCTTATCACTCTCTAATATCGTCTTCACTTCTACTCGTTGTGCCACCAACAAGTCTTTACCACCCACAACTGCTATATCAACTCCATCTTGTTTTACAGTTGAGGCGGCATACCCAAGCATAGATAATTTAAATACAGTTAGATTCTCACCTGCATTACCTACTATCTTCTCGGCTCTTACACCTTTAACCATTCTAGTATCCTTTCTCCTAGTGTTATGTTTGCTAATTTGTTTTTGTTCACTAATGTTTTTACAATGTGAACATCAACAGTATTCGGACATACGAGGTCAACATATAACACTTTATTCTGTTGTCCTACCCTATGTGCCCTATCTTCTGATTGAACACGAGACTCCAAATTAAAATCATTTGAATAATAAATAACATTCTTCGCGGCATGAAGTGTCAAACCCATACCACCTGTTTGTGGATTACTTACAAAGAACCTCGTGGGATCAGCCGAATCTTGAAACCTCGCAATAGCATTGTCTCTTTGCTCCATTGTCGTGTCTCCAAAATAGGTAACCACGGAACTCGCACCATAGATTTGTGCTAACTTGCTTTGTATTTTTAAGATGTCATGTCTGAACCTCGACCATATGATAACTTTACCTTCCATCTCTTCTATGACTTCAAGTAATACATCTAACCTATTGTTCTCTATCTCTTTTACCTCGCCATCATCTGTAACGAGATACCCACACAACAACTGTTGCAACCTCAGAAGTCGTGTCATAACTTCTGGTGTTGTAACCATTTCTCCACTTTGAAGAAGTGCTACTGATGTTTTCTTGATACTTTCATAGTATCGCTCTTGCTCCATAGTCAGATCAACTTGTCGTGTCGTATATATCTTTGGTGGCAAGTCTAATGCTTCATCTTTCGTAACTCGGTGTGAGTGTGGCTCAACTTTCTTTTTCAATTCCTCCAGGTTCTTGTAACCCACAACCTGGTTGAACTGATGTGATCCCATCTTGACATTTTTAATCACGGCATATCGTCCTTGGAACGACCAAAAGGAACAGAACCCCAAAATTTTTGGGGACATAAATAGACATTGTGAGTATAAATCAAGTGGCGACTTGGTTATCGGAGCACCCGTAAGTATTCTTTTATACTTTGCTTCTTCTCCGAACTTTACCAAAGCCTTGGTTCTTTTCGCCTTGATGTTCTTGATGGTGGTAGATTCATCAACGGCAAGTAAAAAATTACTTCTGTGGGTAAACATCTCAAGAAACTTAAATACTTTCTTTGAAGCGAAAGCCTCGACATTGATTAGTAGTATTCGCAAATGTCTTCTCGCTTCCCCACCCACGGAGCTTTTTAAGTCTGCTTGTTCTCGTTTGTTAAGTGTTGACTTCCATACATATACCTTTGGAGTTATGCAATCTGCTAAGTGTGCAGGTATTTCATTGTTTTTCCAATTCGTATACACACCTTTCGGTGCTACAACAATCGCAGTATCTATTTTATTATTCCAATAAAGCCAAGCAATATTATCTATCAATACTTTTGACTTACCACACCCCATCTCCATAAAGTATGCAAAGTTTTCTTTGTCATAACTTTTACGGAGAGCATCTTCCTGGTGCTTGTAGGGTTTGGTTTTAAACAAAAAGTCTACAGACATTAACGATTTCCGTATATCTGTAGTCTTATCTTTTTATCGGCAGATGTATTATGATTATATAATCTCTCGATATTGAGAATAAAATCATTACGGCTACCTTGGTTCTTCAACTTTGAAGAGTGGCTCTTTAACCTTGCTTCGAATACTTTCCATATGAAGGTCGAATCTTTTAATGCAGATATCATAGCACCCACAAATGATCTCTTCTTCCAATGTGGAAAATACTCTCCGACTATATGGATTTTATTAGCCGTGTCTTTCGCCCATTCTAATTCGATAACTTTGAAATCTCCATTCTTGAAATCTTTCAAATCATCTGACGTATGGTAACCTTTACCATTCAACATGGACATAGAATCCGTAATCGAGAACTCATAGGTATTATGAAACCACTGTAATATTTCATACTCTTTATTGCCTAACTTCACATGACTAATCATATACTCTTCCATAGTCCACTTTCGTGAGGTAGAGTTCATCTTTCTTATGTCGCAGATATTCAAACCTTCTTTTATAATATAGGTTATAGGCATACCTAAACTTCTATATGCTTCTAGCCTATGTTGACCTTCACATACTTCCATTTTCTCATTGACTATTATAGGTATCTGAAAATCTTTCTGCATTATCTGATCTGATAAACTCTTTACATGAGCTTCAACGACCTCTCGGTTACCTTCTATATATTTGAACTGACCATAATCTGTGGTCGAGTGTATTTTTAATCTATCTAATTCCAACGTCTTTCCTTTCATTTTTTTCTTTCCATTTTTTTACTGCCATACTATCTCGAACCATCAAAGCAACTGTAGCTGCAATAGTTCTATTGTCTTCCTTGGCTATTCTCTTTATCTGCTCGTATACCGAAACACGGACATTTAAAGATTTGAAGCCTACATCTTCATCATCAAGATCATAGACCTCTTCAGCATCTTCACTTACTTTGCTTCTAGGAATAATGCCATCAAGGTAGTCTCCGACTTCCTCTTCGATACCCTCCTCCCAGAGCCTTTTTGTACCTCCCATAATATCTCCTATAAATAATTAGTTGTACTTATATATAAGTAATGTATGGG